CGGCAGCGAAGAGTTGCCGGACGGTTCGCAAATCGGCATTTCGACCACAACCCTTAATACCGGCGAGATGACCGACTATCAAAACCGCATCCAAGCATGGGCGGCGCAGGAATTTGGCATTATTTGGGAGTTTTGAATGGTAAGGCGTAATGCGGACTTTGGTTTTGTTGCATGAAAAAGGGTTAATCAAGCTATGAATCAGCAAGAATTTGAATTTATGAACGACTTGGCGCGGGCTTTTGAGCGTCGTTACCGTGATACGCGCAGCCGCAACCGGTGCTTGAGCATCGAAAGCCGCTATATGGGGGAGGAAGTTTACCCGCATGAGCCTGAAATCGGCTTGAGATACGGCGAAGATGCCATGTTTCTGACTTTGCAGGCGTGGGCGAAGGTGGATGCGCCGCAACAGGAGGCCGTCCGTATTTCGTTCGGCATCGGTGCGAAGTCGCAGGCAGCCTACGAGGAACGCTTGCAGGCTGAAATCAGGCGGCGCGGTGAGCAGCCCCTGCATTCGCAGACGGATTTAGGCTTGGCCGCGTGGTATGGGGCGATACGGCAGGCGGCAGGGGATGATTTTGATTTGCTGTTTGAGAAGGTTTGATTTTCTTTACGGTTGCGGTATGATTGCGGAAATTAACACTTCTTAATGAAAGATGGGGAAATGGCATATATCAACATACTGGCTGGCGATTTTCATAAAGGGAAAGCCGTCTTAAAAAAAGATTGTATTGTTCTTTTTCGCGGTGGGAAGGTTGCGCTGCTTGATATTGCAGGTTATGAGGTGCAGGACGGCGGCGTGATAGAGGTTGTGTTTTTTGATGGCCGCCGAATGCTGGTGGAGAAGAACGACGCATTCCTGCAAGCGGTGAAGGTCGCCCTTTATAATGAACCTCAAAACCCAGAAGAGCGGCGGCAGCAATATAACCAAAGGCAAGCTAATTCTGCGGCTAAAAGAAAAAGATTAAATAAAATCAAACTAATAGTAGGTGGATTTTTTATCTTGCTATTTGTTGCCATGTGCGCTGTGTCGAAAAAGGAATTAACGCCGGAAGAGAGGGCGGCCGCGGACAAGGCGGAGCTTGAGCGGTACGAAGCAGAGGCGGTGGCCAGAAAACAGCGTATTGATGGGAAAATAGCCCCATCTGTGCGGGAATTTAAGTACGATAAGAAAACTTATCCGAAGTTGTACAAACAGTGGGGCGAGAAGGCCGTCAAAGAAATGAATGGTTATTTGCCACGGATAGCCGAACATGTTGCCCGGGAGGATTCATGCGATGCGGTAGAAAGTGTTGATATTTCAGATGCGCGCAGCAACCCGAAAGCAAAACAAATGGTTTTCTTTGTAGATTGCAGGAATGGTAAACGCTTTTTTGTATCTACTGCCGACCTTAATTCCGGCCGAAAATCAACCGCTGAACAGGATAAAGAGATTGATCATTCAGCCGTCATCAGTCAGTGTGATGCGGCGATTAAAGCTCAATTGAATCATCCCGGAACGTTTGACCCGCACCTCCTAGACACGGCAACCGGAGTAAATCCGAATGGCAATATCTTGATTACCCGTGGATTTACGGCTAAAAACGGGCTTGGAATGCAGATTGATTATCGGGCATATTGCGTTATCACAGGCAATAAAGTGGAAGTTTCGGTCGAACAGAAATAGTAAAAAACCCCCTTGCATTTGCAGGGGGTTTTGTTTTATATTCCTGTCCGTGGCGTAAGAACCACTCCAAAGCGGCAATCACTCCGTCAATGTGATTTTTTTGTGTCTGGAAATTTCTTTCCTTGTTGTTTGTTTCGATAGCAGGAAGTTTCTATGACCGCGTGGGCGACGAATACAATACCCGCAAGGGGAATAAGTCCGCCCATCTTTGGAGGGTTCTTAACCACGCGGTCGCCCATAAGGGCAATTTAAGAAACTTCCAAAGGACTATCAAAATGAACCAAGTTCAATCTTTCAATTTCGGCAATGTCTCCGTATCTTTCCGCGATGACGGTTATTTGAATGCAACTGCAATCGCTGCACATTTCGGCAAGCGCGTTCCTGATTTTATTAAAACAGAGCAAAATCAAGAGTATATAAATGCACTTGCTGAACATATAAGCAAAACGACAAAAATCGTCTTGGATAGAAATCAATTAGTTATCGTCAAACACGGCGGCAATAATCGCGGCACATGGCTGCACCCGAAACTCGCCATCCACTTTGCCCGTTGGCTTGACCCGAAATTTGCGGTTTGGTGCGATGAGCAGATTGAAGCTTTACTTAACGGCAAAGTTTCAGACGGCCTCCCCGCCAAAACCACCGCCGACGACCGCACCCCTCTGCGTCAGGCCGTCGCCGCGCTTGTCGGACGCAAAGGCATAGACTACAGCGCCGCCTACAGCATGATCCACCAACGCTTCAACGTCGGCGCGATTGAAGACATCCCCGCCGAGAAGCTGCCCGAAGCCGTCGCCTACGTCCACGCGCTGACCCTGCACACAGGCTTGACCGGCGAAGTCCTCGACCGCGAACCGCTGAGTGCGCCGCAACCTGCCCTGCCCATCGACGGCAACTCTTTAGCCGACATTGCCGCTATGGTTTATTACGGCACATGGATGATCGAATTGGGCAAAGACATCTCCGCGCCGCTCAAACAGCTTGGCAACAGACAGGCGGTTACGATGTGGACGGTTTGGCACGAAACCCGTTCACGCCTGAAAAGAGCCGTCGCAGCCCTCGAAGTGTTGCGGGGATATGCGGACAAAGACACCTCCGACCGCATAGCCGTATGTCTTGAAGGCATTTACAGCAAGGCTACAGTAAGGTAAACAGAAAATGCCGTCTGAAAGGTTCAGACGGCCTGTTGTTTTTTCCGGCAATAGGTGTATAATTCAAATCGTTACCCCTGCGGGGCTTTTCGCACGCCCAAAGGATATGAATTTTTAAGCCCGTACATGACAATGTGCGGGCTTTGTCGTTTTCAGAATAGCAAAACTCATAAAGGTAGGTGAGAAGATGAATGTTGAAGATGCAGGTGTTGTCGGCAAACGTTTGGCTAATGCTTTAGCCAATGCCGCTTTGATTTTTGCCATATTGACGGGATCCGCCGCTGTCTTGGCAGCCATAGCGCAGTTTTTCAAATAGGCGGAATGCCGGTTTCGGGCGGTTTTTTGCGTTTCAGGCAGCCTTAAATCGCGTAGATACCGAGCCGCTTTGCGGTGGGTGTGCCGCAGTAAATCAGCCCCGTGCTTTCGAGCCGGGGCTTTTTTATTGGAGAATGTAAGTGAACAAAAGCCTGTATATCCCTTTTGAAGGGGCGAGACTGATTGCCGCCGAGTATGACGGCCAAGTGTATGTGGCTATGCGCCCGATTGTGGAAGCCTTGCAAATGAGCTGGCCGACGCAACGAAACAAACTACAAAAAAACGTTAAGAAATATGGCTGTATTCTTATGAATACTCCCACTTCCAGCGAGATGCAGGAAATGCTCTATATCCCGCTGAAGAAGCTGAACGGCTGGCTGTTCAGTATCAATGCCGCCAAAGTCCGCGCCGATTTGCGGGAAACGGTGGAGCGGTATCAGGAAGAGTGTTTTTTGGTGCTGCACGATTATTGGAACCGTGGCGAAGCGGTGCGGGCGAAAGTGCAGGCGGAATTGGACGCATGGCGCAATCAGGAAACGGCGTCGTTTGCGCGCGGCAGTCATGCAGGGCGTGATTTGAATCTGCGTAAGCAGGAAAAGCACTATATTGCCGCCAAAATCAGACAGTGCGAAGTGAACCTGTTGCAGCCCGATTTGTTTCAGGCTGTCTGAAATTTTGGGTTGGAGGGTTCTCCGGCCGGTTTCAGGTTTCTATGGGCGTTTGCCGTTTGAAGGTGTTCGGCAAAGGCTGTAGGGGCGTGGTTTCACGCTGAGGGGAGAGGATTGCGGACGCTCCCAATCGCCAGAGGGTCGCGCCTCAGTTTCCTAATGTTGTGGTTCTAGCCCCGCGCCTGATTGGTGCGGGGATTTTTTTGGAGGTTCGATATGAGCGATAAGAAACGCCCCGTCGGGCGTCCGACAAAATACAAGCCTGAATATTCCGAGCAAGCGCAGAAGTTGTGTTTATTAGGCGCAACAGATGATGACATGGCTGATTTTTTTGATGTCGATGTCTCAACAATTAATAATTGGAAAAACGAATTTCCAGAATTTTTAGAGTCCGTAAAAAAAGGAAAGATGTTGGCGGATGCAAATGTCGCTGACCGCCTGTATCAGCGTGCAATGGGCTACGAAGCCCCTGACGTAGATATTCGGGTAGTTGGTGGGGAAATTATTCAAACCCCGCTGACGAAACATTATCCACCTGACACGCCCGCTGCTATTTTTTGGCTGAAAAACCGACAGCGTGGGAAGTGGAGCGACAAGTCGGAGCTTGACGTTAAATCAAGTGATGGCAGTATGACGCCAACTGTGCGCCTAGATGCTGAAGAATACCGCAAGATAGCGAAAGAGGTTTTGGAAAAGGTGTAGCATGAAATGCTAATCTATTGAATGGATATGATGCCATTTTTAATTAACCTTCCAAAGGAATTTGAAATAAAATGGCATTTGGACAATTCAGTAAAGAAGAAATCTCGGTTATCCGCGATTTAAGTTCAATCAATCTGTACATGTTCACGCGTTGGATGTTTTATCAAAGGCGCGGGTATATTTGGCAAAGGGCACGGCATCACGCCCTAATCTGCGATGCGCTTGAGCGTGTTTTCAACGGCGAAACGAAACGCCTGATTATCAATATTCCGCCACGCTACTCGAAAACGGAAATCGCGGTTGTGAACTTTATCGCATGGGCGATGGGGCGCGTGCCGGATTGCGAGTTTATTCACGCAAGCTATTCGGCAACGCTGGCCGTGAGCAACTCCGTACAGATTCGGAATCTTGTGCAGCACGAAGAGTATCGGGCGATATTTCCCGATTTCGCGCTGGCAAGCGAGAGCAGCCATCATTGGAAGACGACTGCGGGCGGCGTGATGTATGCAACGGGCGTCGGCGGTACGATTACCGGCTTTGGTGCAGGTAAGCACCGCGAAGGATTCGGCGGGTGCGTCATTATCGACGATCCGTCGAAGGCTGACGAAGCGCGAAGCCAGGTCAGGCGGCAAAACGTCATCGACTGGTTTCAAAACACGCTGGAATCACGGAAAAACAGCCCTGAAACGCCGATTATCCTAATCATGCAGAGACTGCATGAGAAAGACTTGGCGGGCTGGTTGCTTGATGGAAGTAACGGCGAAGAGTGGGAGCATTTATGCCTGCCAGCTATTCAAGACGACGGCACGGCCTTATGGCCTGAAAAACATGATATTGAGACCTTGAGGCGCATGGAACAGGCCGCGCCGTATGTCTTCGCCGGGCAGTATTTGCAAAGGCCCGCGCCGCCTGACGGTGGTACGTTCAAGCCTGACAATCTGCAATTTGTGAAAGCCCTGCCCGCAGGGAATATCCGATGGATCCGCGCGTGGGACTTGGCTTCGACCGCAAACGACGGTGACTACACCGCAGGCGGCAGGTTGGGCGTTACCGAAGACGGGCGGTACATCATCGCCAACATTGTGCGCGGCCAATATGGTGCGGACGAAAGGGACAGGATATTGCGCAACACGGCGCAGAAAGACGGCGTGAAAACGAAAATATCCATCCCGCAAGACCCCGGACAGGCGGGTAAGTCGCAAACCCTGTATCTAACCCGCCAACTGGCGGGTTTTTCTGTAACCTCAAGCCCCGAATCGGGCGACAAGGTTACACGCGCCGAGCCGTTCGCGGCACAGGTCAATATCGGCAATGTGATGGTGTTGGATGACGGTACATGGGATACGGACGCGCTGATTGCAGAAATGCGGATGTTTCCGAACGGGCAACATGACGACCAAATCGACTGTTTGAGCCGGGCCTTTAACGAATTGATGGTCAAGCGTGGAGAGTTGGCGCGTGTCGGCTTCAGGCTGTGAGGCCGTCTGAAAGGTGTGATTTATGGATGTTTCAAGCAAAACCGCCGCTGTGGCCAAGATGCACGGCCACGGTGTGATGATTGACGCGCTGTTGGGCGGTACGGAGGCAATGCGGGCGGCGGGTAAGGCGTATCTTCCGCAATGGCCGCAGGAAGAAGACGACGGCTATCAGACGCGGCTGGGTACGTCCACGCTGCTGCCGGTTCTAAAGGAAACCATCGGGCAGATGGTCGGGCGGGTTTTCTTCCGCGATATAGGCACGGATAAGGTTTCAGACGGCCTGAAAGACTACCTGCAAAACTTCGACCTGCAAAACAACGCCCTGAATGTGTTTTGTGCCGCATGGTTTGCCGATGCGCTGGCCAAAGGTGCCAGTTATGTGCTGGTGGACTACCCGGACGGCAAGGCAAGGACAAAGGCGGAGGAAAAGGCATTGGGCTTGCGGCCTTATGCGGTGTTCGTGCGCAATTCGGATGTTTTGGGCTTCCGTTATGAGATGCGTCAGGGTCGGCCGGTGTGTACGCAGTTCCGATACCGTCAGGCGGTTACGGAATATGACGGCGATTTCGGCGAACGGACGGTAGAGCAAATCAATGTCCATGAGGCAGGCCGCGTCAGGCGTTACCGCATGGACAAAGACGGCAAGTGGTTGATTCACAGTGAGGCCGACCAGTCACGCAACGGCGAGCCGCTGGGGTTTGTTCCGGTGGTTGATTTGGTGCTGGAAAAGACGGGCTTTTTTGCAGGCCGTCCGCCGCTGATGGAGCTTGCCTATTTGAATGTGAAGCATTGGCAGAGCCAGTCCGACCAAGACAACATTGTGCATTATGTGCGTGTCCCGTTGTTGCAGTATCGCGGCAGCGAGGATGTGCAGAATGTGGTGGCCGCTGCGGGAAATATGATTAGCGTCGGCGCAGACGGCGAGTTGAATTACGTCGAGCATTCGGGGGCGGCCATTTCCGCAGGCGTTACGGCAATCGAGAAGCTGGAAACGGACATGCAGGCGGCCGGCGCGAAGCTGCTGACGCGAACCAAGCTGGCCTTGACCGAAAGTCAGGCGCGTGATGAGGCGGGGCGTGAGATCAGCCTGCTGCGCCATTACGCCAACCTGTTGGAAGACGCAATCGGCCGCGTGCTGGACATGATGGCGGCGTGGCACGGGTTGGATGACGGCGGCGCGGTGGAAATATCGGGCAGCATAGACGACAACGGCAACCCCGAATCGAGCGTAGACGTGCTGGTACGCATGAATGCGGCGGGCGTTTTGAGCAATGAAACGTTGTTCGAGGAGGCCAAACGGCGCGGCTTGCTGTCGGATTATCTGAAATGGGAAGACGAGGCGGCACGGCTGGACAGCCAGTCGGCGGCGGGGTTGGACTTTAGCGGCAAGCGGGACGAAGAAAGGCCGTCTGAATGAATATTGACGAGCAGGCAATACATGACCTTCTGACGCGGCAGATTGATTTGATGCGTTTCGAGCGTTCGGTCGCCCGTAATGCGCTGCGGCAGCTGGAAAGGATGCAGGAGGAAGTTGAAGCGAATCTGCGCCGCCGTGAGTTGTCTGCGTTGAACCGTCGGGATTTGGAAAGGCTGTTGTTTGAAATCGACGCGGTGCTGGCGCATTACTACGGCCTGATTGGCGGGATGGTGCAGGAGGCGCAAACCGAGGTAGTGGCAGACGAACATGAGTGGCTGTTGTGGTGGTTGGGCGGCTTGTCGGCGGCGTATGTGCTTGATGGTGCGGTAAAGCCGTTGCCTGCCGCAAGGCTGGCCGATTTGTCCGCGCACGCACTGGTCGGCGGCCTGACCTTATCCGAAGCGGTGGCGGCGCAACGGCGCGGGCTGTTTGATGTTTTGAAGCGCACGGTACGGCTGGCGGCGGCAGACGGGGCATCCTTTGACGACGTGGCCGATGTGTTCAAGCGGCAGGCCGCACAGCTTCGGACGCTGACGCGGACATGGGCGGGGAGCATCCAAGGGGCGGTGCATTACGCTTTCGGCAGCATCAACCCGCTGGTTAAAGGTTGGCGTCATGTGGCGGTGTTGGACGGCCATACCAGCGGCATGTGTACGGCGCGGCACGGGCTGGTGTGGGATAAGAAAAAACAGCCTGTCGGCCATGCCTACCCGTTCAGACGGCCTCCGCTGCATCCGAATTGCCGTTCGCGGCTGGCATTCGTGTTTGATTTGGCTGCGCCGTTTCACGGCATAAACGGGGAAGATTGGGTAAAAGGCCGCACGTTGCCGCAATTGCAGGAGCAGTTCGGGCACGGCATCGGACAGATGTTGCACGACGGCAAAATATCGCTGGCCGATGCGGTCAGGTCGGACGGGCTGGCATCGGTAACGCTGGCCGAACTGAAGCGTAAGTATAAGTAAGGGTGTTTTTTATTTTCGGCCGTTTTAATTTCCTTGAATCGCAGGAAGTTAAAACGGTTTTTTTGTTGCCCGCCGTATGGATATGCGGGGGTGTTTGCGGCGGATGCCGTGTTTTATTGGAGTGTGAAAGATGAAAT